GTTTAGATCAGTTCGACCGCCACATTTATCGTCAAGATCTAATGCTTTTTCTAACCAACATTGAGCATGAACAGAGCGAGGTAAATCATTTTCAAGATCACCGGTCAAAAACTGCATTTCACCTTTACCTAAGGCGAGATAAAGCTTAGCTTTAACTTCATCTGGCATATCAAGACGATTTTGTGGCAAAGATTTATCAGTAATTAGACGTTCTAAACGCACTAATTGATCTAATCCTTTTTGATCGATACCAGCTTCAGTTTTGAGTAATTTTAAAAATTCTTCGGCAATATCTTCAGTAACAAAGCATGCTTCGGAACGTTCAAAACGGTCTGGAAGTTTTAAGCCGTATTTCAGAATGTATTCGGCAATATCAAGTGCAAAATCAAAATCACCAATATCAATTGACCAAACCAAAATCTCAGTAATTACTGCATCCTGAACACCAGGTTTTACTTCTAAAATACCTTCCACGTATGGTTTGTAATTTGGAATTAACTGACGCTTTAATTCGATTTTGTTCTGTTTGGACTGAATATTTTTGAGTCGATTTTTATCACTATTAAGCTGCAAAAGTTGCTGCTCATAGGCATTTGTATTTCGCATGGTACCGAACTCCGCAGCTGTCTCAGCTGCGGATTTGGCTTGATGCTGTTGGAAGTGCTTTCGAGCCAAGTTCATGACAAATTACTCCGCCAGAATTTCGATATTTTCAGCCATACAAGCAAGACCAAGATCTTCAATGTAATAATCTTCGTTTGAAGACTCATAGTTCTCGATTTGGTCACGTTTTGGATTGTCAATGACTGTACGACGACGAGCGCCCTCTTGAACATAAATCGATAAGTTATCGAATGTAGTTACAAAGATGATGCCTTCAGGGAAAAACGGTACTGAGTAAACAGGCAGTCCACCCATGCGTTTTTGGCTGATGATGATGTCTGCCGCTAGTTTTTCAGAGTTGTCTTGATCTTTATTGACCAATGGGAAGTATTTATCCGAAACAGTTTTTCGGTTACACATTACGACTAAATCTGGATTGCCCTGATGAACGTCATCAATCATTTCATCAACGATATTCATAACCAATGCATCAAGGTTTTTATAATCGCCAGTTTTACCTACTGTAATTTTTCCTTGCGCAGCACCTGATTTCATTACGCGCGATACATTCTCTTCACGCATTTTTTGCAACCAGCCTTTATTCACATCTTGCAATAAAGGATTTGCTGTAATGTCCGTATTAGAAGCAATACTGATACCATTGAACCCGATCATGATACGGTCCAGAGCTTGTCGTTTTACGATAGCACCACGGAATCGACTATAAAAATCTTTGAATTTTGCCCATTGATCAAGTTTTGCGTACTTAATTGCTGTATCAAAATCAGTTTTACGGCAAAAGTAAAAACGCTCATCCATACCAGTTGGATCTGTAGCTTGACGCTCTCCAGCATCTGTATTTGTACGAGAAGCAATAGGACGAGAAATACCAAGTCCAACCGCAGAACCCGATTGTTCAGCAACAAGAAAAATATTAATTTTCTTCAAAAATTCAGATGATTCTTGAATTTTATCTTCAAGCTTTTGTTGAACAGTTGGTGTCACATTAAATTTTTGTGAAACGTTTTCAACCCCATTGAGTTTAGCTAACTCAACCATGACCTTATTGTACTTAGTACGTGTTTCTGTACGCATTTTCTTTACTCTAAATATAATTAAATTGGATTAATAAATTGCTAGAACCGACTGAATTAACAGTCGACTTCACCAACTTCTTCATGAAATTTGCTGTTGTTAGACAGTGGTCGTGGTTGACCTTGTGGCTCTTGATCTAGCTTGTTTTTTAATTGATTAAATTCAGTCTGCAGCTGCTCATGTTTGACTTTTAAGTCTGCAAACTCAGTCCCCTGATTCGCTGTTTGCTGGGCAATTTCTAGAATGGCTTGTTCGTTTTGACTAAAGTTTTCTTGAGTCTGCTGTTGTTGCTGTTCTTGGGTTTTAAATAAGTTCTTAACCTTATTCACCAAGTCACTGGCAAATGACTCTTTAACTTCTTCGAATTCGAGTTTTGTTTCTTGAGCTGCAGTGAATAAATTTTCTGGACGTAATTTCTTCGCATTAAAAGGATTTTCAGTTGCTCCTGCGGCAAATGAGAGCATTTCAGTGCCAAGCGATGCAGGACTATCTGTAATCGCCAGACCAACTAAATAGGCTTGACCAGTTTTTGCAAAATTTTCATCAACTTCGATAGATGTATAAATTTTTTGATTTTTTTGGTTTAAAGCTATCAAATTTTCATTTGGCTGGATCTGAACGTAAAGAGCATCTTTTTGTTCACCATTAATTGTAACTTTCTCTGTTTTTACTGCGAGTACATCGCCATAAGCGCAAAAAATGCTATCAGGTGAAAGGCCTTTAATATGTTCTAAATTAATACGAGCACCATAGGTATCCAGACTATAAGTCTGAGCCATTTGGTGGATCCATTCAGGTTGAATTTCACGACCATCTGTGGTGTCACCAGCCACGGCAACTCGAAACCATTTCGATTTAAATTTTTTCGGCTGTGTTTTTTCAGTCATTCTGCTGTACCTGTTGCAAGGTTTTTTCGGGCAATTTCAATAGGTGCAGAATGGGCAATATTAGTTATGTGTAGCAATTGAGCATGCTTGTATATAACTGACATACAAATTGCCATGACTGATAAAAGCTAACTTGCCTGCCATCGTTTGCGGATGAAATTAAATCAATCCGTAAACCATGAATGAATTATCACAGTTAGCTAATCTTGAGCTGATTCTAGATAACAAATTAAAAGCCAAGTTTCTCTTTTGGCTTGGCTGGAAAATTGTCGATATTGCTGAAGCGCTAGACGAAAATGAGCGTACAGTTCAGGCTTGGAAAACCAGAGAAGAGTGGGATAAAACACGATCAGAAAGTCGTGTTGAAGAAGCATTAACAGTTCGCTTAATGACTCTCACTCTAAAGAACAAAAAATCGAGTGGAGACTATAAAGAATTAAGCGAATTATTTAAAAATTATAAAGAATTTGCCCGAATTGAACGTTATAAAGAAGGCGGTAATGAAGCGGATCTAAATCCAAATATTGCCAAGCGTAACGCAGCACCCAAGAAGAAAAAAGAAAATAATCAATTCACTGAAGAACAAGTTGAACAACTTATTTCAGCCTTTGAAGATAGTCTATTTGACTATCAGCGCGATTGGTATAAAGCAGGCAACCAACGTACTCGAGTAATTCTCAAAAGCCGCCAAATTGGTGCGACATGGTACTTTGCCCGTGAAGCTTTGGTCGATGCTGTTAAAACAGGTCGGAATCAAATTTTCTTATCTGCTTCAAAGGCGCAGGCTCATATTTTCAAAGAATACATTAAAGGTTTTGCATATGAGGCTTGCGGAGTTGAATTGGTCGGAGATCCGATCGTACTGCCAGATAACAATCAAGCTTCATTATCATTCTTAGGTACAAATTACAGAACTGCCCAAGGCCACCACGGTAATTTTTATTTCGATGAGTTTTTCTGGACGTTTGGCTTCACAGAACTAAACAAAGTAGCTTCGGCTATGGCTTTGCATAAAAAATGGCGTAAAACCTATTTTTCAACGCCATCTACAATGGCGCATGAAGCTTTCACATTCTGGAATGGAACACGTAATAACCGTGGGCGACCTAAAGACCAAAGACTCGATATCGATGTATCACATGATGCATTAAAAAATGGCCGCTTATGTGAAGACAAAATGTGGCGTCAAATCGTTACGATTTTAGACGCTGAAAATGGCGGATGTGATCTATTCGATATTGATGAATTGCGATACGAATATTCACCTGAAGAATTTGCAAATCTTTTGATGTGCCAATTTATTGATGATGGCGCATCTATTTTCCCTTTAGCAATGCTTCAACCATGTATGGTTGACTCATGGGAAGTTTGGGCTGATGACTTTAAACCATTCCATGCTAGACCATACGGCAATAATCCTGTTTGGATTGGTTATGACCCCGCAGAAAGTGGTGATAGTGCAGGCTTAGTAGTTGTAGCCCCCTCCCCTGTTCCTGGTGGGAAATTTCGAGTGTTAGAAAGAATCCAATTCCGTGGGATGGATTTTAAAAATCAGGCAGAGATGATCCGCCAAACAACACTACGTTATTACGTGACTTATATCGGTATTGATATCACTGGAATGGGTACAGGTGTATCTCAATTAGTTAAGCAGTTTTTCCCAAATGTCACTGAGTTCAGTTATTCACCTGAAGTAAAAACCAGACTTGTACTTAAAACAATGGATGTCATTAGAAATGGCCGTCTTGAGTATGACGCAGGGTGGACTGATCTTTCCCAATCATTAATGAGCATTAAAAAAACGCTTACAGCAAGCCAACGTCAAATGACTTTTACAGCAGGCCGTTCTGAAGAAATAGGACATGCGGATCTAGCCTGGTCACTCATGCATGCACTTTATAACGAACCACTTGAAGGCCAAACACAAATGAATCAATCTTTCATGGAGATCTATTAATGAATCCCCTATCGACTGCAAAAAATTTAGTTAGTTTTGCCAAGAGCCAATTACCAGTTTTTCAAAGCAAAACAACCAAACAAGAATCAATGGCATTTACTTTTGGTGATGCCGTTCCAGTCCTCAATGGAAATGAATTATCGGATTACATGGAATCATGGTTCAATGGCCGATGGTATGAACCTCAGGTCAGTATGAGTGGTTTAGCCAAATCATATAAATCGACACCATATTTAAATAGCGGAATTATTTTTAAACGTAATTTTCTGGCTAATCTTTTTATTCCTCATGCAAAGTTAAATCGAAAAGGATTTGAACAAGTTGCTTTAGATTATGTTTGGTGTGGAAATACTTACTTAGAAGAAATCAAATCACGACTCGGAAGTGTCATTCAGTACAAACCTGCTTTAGCAAAATATATGCGTCGTGGTGAATACTCTGATCAGTTCTTTTTACTTTGTGATGACCATAAAGGCTATCAAGAATTTGAATTTTATAATCGTGTTTGTCATATTCGGGAAACAGACATTGATCAGGAAATTTATGGAGCACCTGAATACATATCTGCTTTGCAAAGTGCATGGCTAAACGAATCTGCTACCTTATTCCGTCGTAAGTATTACAACAATGGATCTCATGCTGGGTTCATCTTATATGTGAATGATGCAGCGCAGGATCCAAATGATATTACAGCCTTGCGTCAGGCTCTAAAGGATAGTAAAGGACCAGGGAACTTCCGTAATTTATTTTATTACGCACCGGGTGGAAAAAAAGATGGTATCCAGATCTTGCCTGTTTCTGAAATTGCAGCAAAGGATGACTTCACCAATATTAAATCAATCACGCGTGACGATACCTTAGCGGCACTCCGCATACCTCCACAACTCATGGGTATTGTTCCAAATAATACTGGCGGTTTTGGATCAATTAAAGATGCAGCAGAAGTGTTTTATCAAAATGAAATTGTTCCACTCCAGTCACGCATGCAGCAGCTCAATGAATGGGCTGGTGATGAGATCATTAGATTTAAGGAATATGATTTAAAAAACGTTACCTAATCCTTTAGAAACAAAAAAGCCAGCATTAGCTGGCTTTTTTTATGGAATTTTAATAATTACACACAAATGAGAATATTTATCATTTATACCATCCAGACCACTCGGCCAAACGCAGTCACCCGCGCGCCTGCGGTTCATCTAAATGAGGTTATATTACTGCACACTGTTTCACTGCGTAATGAATCCAGAGAACCTATGAAACTTAGGCTATTGAACCTTAAGAATCCAAAACATTAATACTGCATTTCACTGCAAAACAACTAGAATCTCGGTTCAGGCTCATAAATGCCTTTTCTAATTTTGTAAGTGCTTATTCTATCTTCGATTTCACTCTTAGTTAAATTTTCTAGCTTAAATTGATCAAGAGCGGCAAATGGAATATTCAGACAATAATCAAAAGACTTCGTCGGTGGTGAGGCTTCCCAAGGCTTACAATCATAGATTGAAAGTAAATTTTTATTGATCACCAGATAGTCTGAGGACCTTCTAAAATCTTCATCGAAAATCAAATTTTTGCGTTCTTCAAGATCATCAAATTCAAGAAAGTCAAAGCGGTAATCATAGTAATGACTTGGGACAATAATTAACTTACACCCGAATATCGAGTCAATTTTATATCTTGATTCAAATACTACTTTCCAATTTGTATTTTTTTTAAATTCATCATAGAGATCTCTATAAACGTTGTTACCTACAAAAATAAGATCAGGAAAGGAATTAAATCTTAAAACATATTCATCATAAGATTTTTGAAGTGATTGTAAGGACAT